GAATTACATTATAAAAGTAGTGTAAGATATATTCCCCAAGGATCTGCTAATGTGTATGGTTCCTTTTTAGGTTTTAGACCTAAAATGAAATCACACGTATCTCCTTCTTATATTAGTTCTAAACTAGAGAAATTTGGTTATGAATTAAAACATGGACAACCAGATATGTCATGGAAACCCTGGCATCTGGCTATTAAAGATATGGTTCAACCTGTAACTGGTTTACGAAATGATGTATTAGAGAGATGTATCGCTGATTATTCGCGCGATATACTAGCTGGTCTATCAGAGGATGATTTATCTAAAATCCACGTTTATGATGATTTTACTGCACTTAATGGTGCTGAAGGAGTTAACTATGTGGATAAAATTAATAGAAATACTAGTGCTGGTGCACCATGGAAGAAGAGTAAGAAACATTTTCTAACTACTATCCCACCCCAACATGGTATGAGCGATCCTGTAGAGTTATCAGCAGAGATAACTGATAGAATGAAAATTTGTGAAGATAGATACAAAAAAGGATATAGGTACATGCCTGTATTTTGTGGAAATCTTAAAGATGAACCAGTTACTTTTAAGAAGATAGATATGGGAAAAACGCGTGTTTTTACCGGTGGTGCTTTGGAATGGTCTTTAGTAGTGCGTAAATATTTATTATCTTTTATACGATCTGCTCAGAGTAATAGAATTTTATATGAAATGGGTCCTGGTACAATTGCTCAATCTACGGAATGGGGTAAATTGTATAAACATCTAACATTCTTTGGAAAAGATAGAATGATAGCTGGAGATTATGCCAAGTTTGATAAGAGTATGTGTTCTAATATGATTATGGCAGCTTATCAAGTTATTATAAATATTTGTAGGAGAGCTGGTTACTCGGAAGAAGATTTACAAGTTTTGATGGGTATTTCCACCGATACTGCGTTTCCTTTAGTGGATTTCGATGGAGATTTGATAGAATTTTTTGGTTCTAATCCTTCTGGACATCCACTAACAGTTATTATCAATAGTTTAGCGAATAGTTTATATATGAGATATTGCTATGCTATATTAAATCCTGATGAATCTACTGCTGCCACATTTAAAGCTAATGTGAATTTATATACTTATGGTGATGATAATATCATGGGTGTATCACGTAGCATAAATTGGTTTAATCATACTTCAATTCAGAAAGTTTTAGCAGATGCTGGTGTTACTTACACCATGGCTGATAAAACTTCATTGTCACAACCTTTTATAGATATAGATGAGACTTCATTTTTAAAACGTACTTGGGTATGGGATGAAGATGTTGGAGCTTATTTGTGTCCATTAGAGCACGATTCTATTGAGAAAATGTTAATGGTGAATGTGGTTTCTAAAACCATATCTCCTAAGGCTCAAGCTATAGCAGTTATGAGTTCCGCCTTACGCGAATATTTTTTCTATGGAAAAAACATATATAATGAAAAGAGGAAGATGTTACTTAGTGTTGTAGATGATGATTTACAAGCTTATGTGGAATCTTCCACGTTTCCTCATTGGGAAACTCTCAGAAAAGAGTTCTGGGAGAATTCCGGGCAGGAATAAATCATGATGACCTCCCAGTGGTCAATAAATACTGGGCTTGGGCGTCTTCGTTTTACGATTTCGCCCTCGTATGGGTCTCCAGTTACCCTAACCCAAAACTGGAATGTGAGTGGTTCTCAATAATAAAACCCGTTACATGTAGAGTGATTTTCTCTTGTAATGTAAACTAAATTGCCAATTACAAAACACAGGAACGTCTTCCCCGAATAAGTGAAGACAGCTGCGTGGAAGAAGTAAATCTTCCACAAGAGGTGGGTGAATCCCCATCAAAATACTCTAATTTTAAATGCCTTTTCCGAGACACGGATGATTTTGGGACAATGTGTGTCTCATATCCTGACTTCTGTGAAGATTGCATTGAAAGATTATTCCCATGTTATACGATACAAAGTGAAGAAATTTCTGTGGAGCAGAATGTAGAATTTATTGATGAAAGCGGTGGTGACTCTGTTGGTTTTTACCAAAATGAGGATCCTGTTTCAACAAATGATCAAACTGCTCCTGTGGAATTAGCTGATTTTCTATCGCGTCCGGTTCCTATTGCAAATTTTGATTGGGCCGAGTCTGATTCTGTTGGTACTTTACGTGCTTACGATCCTTGGTATTTATTTTTTAATGATGCTAGGATTAAACGGAAATTAGATAATTTCGCATTTATACAGTGTGATTTGAAGGTAAAAGTAATGATAAATGCATCTCCATTTTATTATGGAGCGATGTTGATGAATTATATTCCATTACCTAGTTTGACACCCAGCACAATTAAACTAGGTGTAGCTAATGAACATTTGATACCACACTCTCAGAGACCTCATTTGTGGATTTATCCACAAAATAATGAGGCTGGTGAGATGGTGTTACCTTATTTTAACTACAGGAATTGGTTGACTATTAATACATCATCCGATTTCACAGGAATGGGACAATTGCAATTTAGGAATTATACATTATTACGTAGTGCAAACGCTGCTTTAGGAGCAGGTGTGAGTGTTACTGTATATGCATGGGCTGAAAATATTAAACTTTCAGGACCTACTGTATCTTTAGCATTGCAATCTAAGGATGAATATGGTGAAGGAGTTATTTCCAAACCAGCATCTGCAGTGGCATATGTAGCTTCAAAATTGACAGACTTACCAATAATTGGCCCTTTTGCTAGGGCCACAACTATTGGTGCAAGTGCTATTAGTTCTATAGCTTCAATTTTTGGATTTACAAACGTGCCAGTTATTGCTGATACGATGCCATACAGATCTACACCATTTCCTCAATTTTCATCACCAGATATTTCATATCCGGTGGAAAAATTGACATTAGATCCTAAGAATGAATTATCTATAGATCCTAGAGTTGCAGGTTTACCTGGTGAAGATGAATTAGTCATCGCTAACTTGGTTAAAAAGGAATCTTATTTGACTTCATTCGCTTGGTCCACTACTGATACAACTAGTACAATTTTATTTACTAGTGTGGTGACACCTAATGCGTTTGATACTACAGGAGGAACTAACCCCAAGTTATACTTAACACCTATGGCGTGGGTTGGTGCTATGTTTCAAGCTTGGAGAGGTGATATTATTTTCAAATTCACTTTTGTAGCTTCGCAATATCATAAGGGTAGAGTGAGA